CCTCACCATCCTCCAAACGTTGGGGCGCACCTCAACCGGCTTGCACTGGCAAAAATCGACAGATCCAAAATTGTCAGCCCGCTCGCATTTCGTTTTCATGCCGAACGTCTCGAACCAGGATACGTCCACTTGATGTAAGCGGCTCCTGTCGAGTATGACAACGCTGTCGTCCCCATTCACGAGCACTTCGGCGTCTTCCACACCGCACACAACGTGAATCCAGTACAACAAGCAGGCGAGGTTCACGATGCAATCGCCGAGTGACGTATTGTACTCACCCGACATCATCGTCCCACGCACCTTGTATTTTATGCCGCATGACGCTGTGGCATAATTTACCCCCTGTTGTTTGAGTAGATAAGCCATTTTCGGACTGCGCAAACAGGCCCGGTAATAGCTCCACTCAATCTCCTCGCGCATCTCCCAGTTGAGGTGAGCGTCGAACTTGGAATGGTCCAACAACAACGCAACCGGATGGGCAAACTTATCCCACTTCTTGCGGAGATTCCCCGCAATCTGCCAGGAGTTCATTCCCTTGGCGAACCACCGATCCTCAGAGGGCACACGAACCCCGTCCCGCCGAGCAAACAAAGAATGCTCTAGCGGGCGGAGCCCACGCGCCAACTCATAGGTCGCTGGCGGTCGACGGAACTGGATTTCTCTGTCCGTCTTCTCCTGGAGCGGCGACACGTTCGTCGCCAAAGCCTCCTCCACCAAGGGTCCCACTGCCTTCTCCTTCTTCGGGAAGGCTGAGACGCGAAAATCCTTCTGCCCAAGACCGTGCTGCCGCACGTATTCTTGGGATTCCCGCACGACTTTCCTTCGCGACGCTGGTACGTCTGCGAGTAGTCGCTCACGAGTCCAGGGCTCGATATACCGGACGGGGCAGCGTTTCCTAAAATACGCGCCCACTGCCCTGTACATTGGTCGAGCCGCCACGGAGTCGAAATTGGTCCGGGGCAGGTGCCTATTCAACAATGCGTCGCGCTCATTAGCCGCGCACGCATAGTGATAATCGCACCTGTAGGCCCCTGGGAAGGTTGGTATTGGGACCAACTGCCGGACCACTGTCTTGTGCTCGCAAGCCACCACGGGGTTCGCAAGGATCTCAGCGCGCTCACTCAGCTCCCCTTGCGTAACTCCGCGGCAAACACCCTGCGAGGGTAGTGCAACAAACCGTCAACCGCGCCGCCCGGTGAGTGGCAGCACTTCCTGGATGCCCATAAAGGGCTGGAAGAACTCCACCACCGCCGAGTGTTTGATGGCACGGATGATGTTTACCACCATACCGTGACGCACCGCATACCCGGTGGCGCGCGCACTCCTCTCATCGAGGTCGTACACCGCCATGCGTCGCGAGGTCACCGACCCCAGCACCTCGTTGTTTGGCCCATTCGTGCTGAGCCAACCCGAGATCCCCTGGGCCATGATCCGTTCTCGTGGAGCGTACGCCCACGCATCATGCGGGGCGCGCTCGAACCACGCTATCGCCTTCCGGCGCACCGCCTCCAACACCTCGTACGAATACGGGCGGAAAGCAGTTTGCATCCGGAGGTACGCTGCTAACTCGTTGGCAGCGTCCACCTCGGGATCGGCCGGTCTGGCGACCACCATTTCTGGCTCTGGCTCTGCGGCCGGATTCCACGCCCCCCGTGGTACCTCGGCCGCTCTCCCCGGTGCAGACTCGCGCCGGAGGTAATTCGCGTAACTCATACGCATCAAGACCTCCGCGAGAGACGCCGAGCTGGGCCTACGCACTGGCTCGGACTGCACAACGCTAGGGGCGCTGCTAGCGACAACAAACGTGTCGCGCCGCGGCCGTAGCGGGAACTCGACGATATCTTCCGTCGCCACCGAGCGAGTCTTCGGTGGCGGGGGACGCGGAGGCGCCTGCTTCTTAGGGCGCTCGGCAAGTGGGGGGGGGGCCAGACAATGAGCATCCCCCCTCCGATACTTGCCGCCGGTCCGCGCGTGAGTGCACCCGAGGCATGAATAGCCGGCGGCGTTATTGCACACCACCCACCAATTCGCGCACATCTTGCACGGGCTGCCACTATTCATGGGCAAGCCATCACACGCATCGGACGAGGCATGGAGTAGGCCCGTCGGTCGCCACTCCTTCCTCTTCCGCACCACTCCGACGGAGCGCGGCAGCGCGCACGCTCTGCACAAACACAGAGCGCACGCCGCACATGCGGTGCGATCGTGCCCCGCCGCGCTCGCAGCCCGACCCTGGCAGTGGGTCTGCTGCCTCGTTAAGCCAGGCCGATGGCGACTCAGCGCCTTCATGATCTGGCTATGCACCTGCTGGGTGGCACGGTCGCCCGCCACCTCGCTGGTCACCGACTTGGGCACAGAGCTGGCGCTCGACGGCGCTGGCGATCTGGCCCTCCTTCCCCGGGAACCTCGCGATCCCCTCTTCCTACGAACGCTAGGCACCGAAACGGCCACCGAGGGGCCGCTTCCGGTTGCGGGGATAGTGCCCGACCGATCGGACACTATAGAGCTCGCGGAGCAAAACTCAACGCAGCTCGATTCCTCCACATCGCCGACGTCCCCGAAGGTGAGGACAGGCGGCAAAACCACGGGCGCAGGCTGTCGAGCCTGGGCCAGGAACGCCTTTTTCTCTTCCAAGGCAGTCCCCACCGGAAACACCAACGGCACGGGGTGCGCGCGACACCAAAAACTGTCGCACTGCCCCCATGGGCGGTGCCCTTGCGCGCTCGACGCGATGACGGGCGTCCACCGCCGGCCGTCCCAGACGGTATCCCTACCGCCGGCACAGTCCACGACGACGTCACCGCAGGGATGTTCCGGGAGAGCGTGCCCGTACATCCCCACCACCTTCGTCGGCCCTTCGACCCACCCTAGTGGCGGCACCCCTTCGGGTGACTTGGCAGACATCTTCCGGTCCACCACGGCTTGGGAAAGAGACAGATTCCCACTGACAGTGTTAGTACAAGCCATACCACACCTTGAAGATAATACTCCTGGACTGAAAACCACATGGGTCGTACGGACTTCGCTCCACTAGACGGCCTGCTTTAAGCCGCGTTCGCTTCAACGCCCATCACCCGCATTACTCCCATG